GAATTGACATTGGCCCGCGTCGATCCGGTGAACTCCACAATCTCCTTTGCCGTCATCGGGTGCGTCTTGATGGCGTCAACGATGATCTGAAGGCGGCGATTCAGGCGCCCGTGCTTTTTCAGACCAACCTTCTCGGGCTTGTCGTGCTTGACGTGCACTGAGTAGATCGGCGCGTTACCGCCCTGGGGCTTGGGTGCGCTTCCGCTGCGAAACACCAAGCCACGCTGCACCAGATCGCGCACTAGGTCGTTCACCGATGCGCGGGACTGCTTTGTCATGCCGCTGATCTGTCGGGTGGTCATGGGATTGGATGACAGGGCCCACAGGATGAGGCGCATGCCATGCGTCAACTCGCTCGTCTTCTTCTCGGTCATTCCATGTCTCCCGTGATCCGCAGCGCCCATGTGATGCGCTCGGTGCTGACGTTCAATCCCGCCTTGGCATCGTCCAGAATCCGGTGCGCCGTGGCTTTGAGGGTCGCGTTGTGTGGTTCGCGTTGGTGCAGGCTCATGCCGCAACCCCCTTGCGCTGAACAGCTTCCGCCAGGTGATCGAGGTGAAAGCTGCGCTCGGCGGTGTCGATGCCGTAGCGGTGGATCAGTTCGGTGCGCAAGGCGCGGCGCCAGAAGTCGCGCTGTGCTGGGCTGACCTGCTCGCCGCGCAACTCCATTGCCATGTGCTCACGCTGACGGGCCAGGCGGTCCACCGGGGTGTTGAATGCCTTGCTCGCCATTTCGACAGCGCGCGCCACTGCAGCGGGGTTGACCTCTGGCGCAGGAAGCGCAGGAAGGCCCTTATCCGGCGCTCTGCGCGTCAATTCGCGGAACTGCAATACGGTGGGGGCCTTGTCGGTCGGCAAGTGCTCCAGCGCGTGTTTAATCGCTTCTGGCCGGTTTTCCAGGCCGTCAAGCTCACGCACCCAATCCGCCTTGACCTCATCAATCGGGATACCCTTCCATCGGCTCAGGAACTCGGCGCCGTAGACCAGTGTCAGTTTTTCAAAGATGCGGTCGATCCATGCTGATGGAATGCTCATGGCTCAATCTCCAAAAGTCGGGCGGGTTCAGCCGGGGTGATGTCGATGATGTGAGCGTGCTGAGGTGCGCGGCCTGCTGCTTGCTCCCACCGTTCACGCGCCATGCGCTCGTCGCGCTCACGGAATGACTCGGCTTGCTGTCCGGCCTTTGTCGTGACCTGGGTGATGGTCTTGGGCGCGAACAGTCCCTGATAGCCGCTGGCGATGCTGTGCTCGATGACTGACTCTGGCGTGTGGCCGGTGTCGCGCAGTTCGGTCAACTTCTTGAGTTGAAGTTCTGCTGCCTTCTCGGTGATGGCGTTTCCGCGCTTCTTGCGGTCTTGACACCAAGCGCGCCATGTCTCGGGGTTCAGCCAATCCGGCAGAGTGATCGCGGCAGGGTCGAACGAAGGCGAACGCTTGCGTGCGCCCTCTTTACTGGTTGATTGGTTGATTGGTTGATTGGTTGATTGGTTAGTTGAGACGCCGTTGCCATTCGTTGCAACGGAATTCAACGGATGATCAACGGGCGTTGAATTGCCGTTGATCGCTTGTTGCTTTTTCAGGCGTTTTGCCTCTGCCGAAGCCTTACCGGCGCGTGCGCGCTGGCTGTTGTTGGCCCTGTATGCCTCAATCTCCGCCTCGCAGCGTTCGTGATACCAACCCGTTGGCGTTTCCGTGAAGAACTCGTTCAACACTTGTTCAACGGCCGTTGACTCTTCGTTAGAACGGGCGATGATTCGGCGGCACAACGAGACGACATCGAGCGTCAACATCTGCTCGGTGTCGTAGTACAACTCAATCAGGTCGCGGTAGACGCTGCGCTCAATGCGCGTCAGGTGTCGCGTGGCCCGGTCGAAGTCTCCGATGTGATGCGGGTAGTGCTTCATCTCAGATCGCCCTCCCCCGCGATAGCTTCGCCTGCTTGCCGGGTGTCTCGTCATGAACGAGGACAGCGCGGGCGTTCTTTGGCGGCTGTGTGAGCTTCTTGCCGTTGCGAAGCGGGCTGATCACGGTCTTGGCTTGAATCTGCGCGTCCGACTTCTTGGACAGCCCATCAATGGTGCCCAGGGCCATTGCCTTGACATAGGGGTCATCAGACTGGCGGCGCTCGTTCAGGCTCTTGCTGTTGGCTTCACTGAGCTTGCGGGCGCGGGTGATGTCGCTGGTGTCGATCTGGCTGACGTAGTGGGGGCTGAAGGCATTGGTCATGCGAACGCCTCCACGGGGGACCGCCCGCCAAGGTCGATGCCGTACACGTCCAGCCATGCCTTTGCGGGCCATGCCTTGACGCCGCCCGGGTAACGCTTGTCGGGCACGGACTGAGGCGTCACCTCATTGGCCTTGCACCAGCGGCGCAGCGGCACAAAGTTGTAGTCGTCGCCCGTGATGTCTTCGACGGCCAGGATCGTCGCGTGACGGGTATTGAATCCCAGCTGGTCGCGCAGCTTCTCGGCTTCGCGCTTAGCCGCTGAGGCGGTCGCCATGGCCGTCGCTTCACGCTTGCTGCCGATCTGAGCCTTGGTAGCAATAGCGTGATCACGCTCTGCCTCAGCTTGGATGCGGGCCTGCTCTGACTCCATCGCTAATGTCAGGATGTCCATGCGTGACAACGCAACTGGCTTTGAGGCTTGCGACTCCAGCTCTTGCCAGCGGTCGATGATGCGGGCGCGAAGCTCGATGCTGTACCCGCTGATGAGGATCAGGCTTTCTCGCTTTGGCAGATTGAAGCACTCGTACTGCTGGCCGTTCTCGGCTTCGTACACTCCTAAGAATTCAGGAGTGCCCAAAACAAGTTCAGACAGCATCTTGCGGACATCAGCCACCACGTTGTCGTGACGCTTTCCCGTCAATGCCGCGATTTCGCGGCTGCTCATGGTGAGGTTGCTTGATTGGGTGATCAGTTGCATAATCGCCTTGCTTGTTTGGAAGGCCCGGTTGTGTTTGCGCGCGCCGGGCCTTTTTCTTTGCCTGCACGTTTGTGGCCGCAGGCATCGCCGTCGATTCATTCCGGCGACTGAGGTTTTCGCTTTTTGCGGGGCTGCTTGAAGTAGTTAAGCAGCCGCTCAACCGTCTCTATGCGGGGGTTCGTTGTCTCCCCGCGCTTGATCTTGGCAATGGTGTGGAATGGCACACCGCTGATTTGCGCGACTTCTTCAAGATCACGCAGGCGACATCCATCCAAGTGGGTCATGAGTGTTGAAAATATTGCATTCATGACGTGGATGATACCGCAAGTGGCGCACATCAACAACACAAACGATTGGAAATAATTTACCGGGAGTGGTTGACACGCGTGCACCGTTAGCGGTACATTAACTCATCGACGCACAAAACGTCCTCGCTCTTTCACACAGCTATTCCCGCAGATCAACCCGTAAGCGTGTCTTACAGGTTGGCAGCCATTGAATTGGTAGTGGGCGCATATCCGCACAGGCGTGACTGGTGCGGTGAGGTGGTCCCACACCGAGACAAAGAAGGGACTGGAACGTGACGCGCACAGAGGGGCGCGAACGTGAAACGGCACTGATGTTGATCAGAAGCTGACTTGTTCAGCGATTAGGCGAAGCCAGTTCGCTAGGTTGGGAGCCTGCACAGCAGGGAGTTGCCCACCCGATGAAGCCCCGGAGACGGGGCCAAACCCAAGCGTCTTGAAGGGCGTTTGGGTTTGTTCGCTACCCCCGAGAAACCGCGACCTTCGCAGCGGCCTGCCAGGGGCAAATGGCAGGTACTCATAGCGCCGAGCTTGGCGGCGTCAGCGATGGACCAGCGCACGGCACTGATGCCCGATCAGCACCCGGATGCCAGAGACGGAACCCAAACACAGGAGAGACGACATGCTTGATGCAGTTGAAGTTGACCTTGCCCGCTACATGCGGGAGGAATCACGAATCCACGCCGAGCAAGACCGGCTTGATGCCCTCACCGAAAAGAAGTGGGCGCAGCTCGAAAAGGAAGTGATCGGCAATCTCGAATCACTCAACAGCTGGGACGACGAATTCACGATTGCCCGCCTGCACCGGGGCGCGCAGTGGGAAAGCGCGTACTGCTTTGTGGACCTGATCACCGAGCACCTGAACAACAGCGAACGGCTCCAGAGATTGTTTGCCGATCTGATCTCGCAGCCACAAGGCGAAGCGGTACGGGTCGCGCTGGCCCAGCTCCACGCAGCCGCCCACGCCCACAACCTCGCGCAAGCGGAGATGTCCGAATGAGCCAACTGACATTCCCGGTCGAGCGTATCGGCCCCATCGCCAACTACACCCACGTCCGCAGCGGTCAGCAGCAGATGGAGGTCACGGCCCACATGAGCCAGACGCACATGCGCAAGTTGCTCAACGAGATTGCCAAGAACGTCAGCGAAGAGACGCTGGCCGACTGGCTCTTTGAAGACCTTGACTGGCATGTCACCGAAGTGGAGGCCACGAAATGAGCCTGCTCAGAACTCTGGCGCGATGCGCTGAAACCGCAATCAAGCTGCCCGTTGCTGCGGCATGGGATGTCATCAGCCTCGGGAACATGGGCGACGGCGCATCCACAACGAAGGTGCTCAGGGAGCACGAGGTGAAGAAGCAAGTTGACGACATGCTGGATGTGATCGACGCGATCAAGGAGATTCAGAAATGAGCCGCATCGACCTGCTGACCTACACCTACCCACGCACATGGGCTGAGGTGGTTTCTCGCCACCCCTGCACCGGCCCTGAGTCGGTTGCTATCACGGTTCACCGTCGCCCGCTGGTTGAGCGCGCTGTCGGTTTCGTGACCACAAGCATCACCGTTGGCCTTGTGCTGGCCTGCGCCCTCGCTTACTTCGACGTGCTGACCAAATGACCTACCCCCGCCAAGCCATCGAAGCCTGCGAAGCCCTCAGCCAACCCTTACCCCACCCCACCATGCCAATTGACCACACACCAGATGACCGCATCACCCAATGGCTGCATCAAGCAGACGGCGGCGAGAAGGTTGACACACAGCACCCCGGCCCCATCGAGATGCTGGACGCGCCTGAACCCAAGGCCGCGCGCATCGGCTGGGGGTTGATCGCGCTGTCTGCCGGTGTCCTCGCTGGCCTGGTGCTGGTCGCCGTCGCCGGCCCCCTGATCGAACACCTGCCCGAATTGATGGGCGCAACTGCTAAGTGAGGCCGACATGAGCCGCACCAAATCAGCCTATTGGGATGACCTGATGGGCGAGCAACTGAACGAAACCCCGACACGCGGAGAGCGTCATGAATACCAAGCAACTGTGGAACAAGGTCTGCATGACCGACCCGAAAGCCGTCAAGCCGATCACTGGCAAGCAGTACAGCGGCAACAGCCCCAAGCCTTATTGGATCGTCGAGCGGCTGACTGATGAGTTTGGCCCCTGCGGCATCGGCTGGGGCTTCACGATCCTGAGTGAGCGTTTCGAGCGGTTCAGCGACACCGACACGCTGCACGTTGCGGTGGTCCGCCTCTGGTACGTGATGGACGGGCAGCGCGGAGAGCTTGAGCAAGTCGGGCAAACAAAGGCCAGCTATGTGACGAGCAAGGGCTCTTTCATGCTGGACGAAGACGCCCCAAAGAAGTCGGTAACTGATGCGCTGGTGAAGTGCGCAAGCTATCTCGGCTTCGCTGGTGACATCTTCTCTGGCCGATGGGATGACTCCAAGTACGTCGCAGAAGCCGCCGCCGAATGGGCTGGCCGCAAGCGTGAGGCTGACCCGCAGCGCCGTGAATGGCTTGATGCACGCAAGGCCGAGATTGCGTCTGCCAAGACAGGCGGCGAACTCAAGAAGGTAATGGCCGCAGCAATCGACGTTGTGCGCGCTCAAGGCGACCAGCCTGCCGAGGACGAACTGAACGACGCCTTTGCCGCGAAGCTGGCTCAAGCCAAACCGAAGGAAGAAGCATGAACACCGACCACAACCTGTACATCGACATCGAAACCATCCCGGCACAACGCCCTGATGTGATTGCTGAGATTCGCGCCTCACAAGAGGCAAAGCTGAGCGCCACCATCGAAGCCCTTGCAGCCCCCGGAAACTACGGCGCCGAAGCTGCCGCAAAGTGGGTTGCAGCAAAAGCTGAAGCCCTGCGCACATCGTTCGACGCTGACGTGGATGAGGCTTACCGCAAGACGGGTCTTGATGGGGCTTACGGTCAGGTCTGCGTGATCGGATGGGCCATCAACGGTGGGAAGGTCACGACGCATCAGAACATCATGAACGAGGGTGATCTGCTGCGCGACTTCCACATCAGTCTGCACGCATCAATCCCGACTTCGGCCATCTTCAACACCTGTGTGATCGGCCACAACGTCGCAGGGTTCGACCTGCGCTTTCTGGCGCAACGCTCCATCGTGAACGGTATCCGGCCTCATGCGGTGATCGCACGGGCTGCCCAAGCAAAACCATGGGAGGTTGAGAAGGTCTACGACACGATGATTCAGTGGGCCGGCGTCGGTGGCCGCATCAGCCTGGACAAGCTGTGCAAGGCCCTTGGCATCAAGACGCCAAAAGGCGACATCACAGGAGCGACAGTTTGGGATGCGATCCAAGCGGGCCGCATTGATGACGTGGCCCGGTACTGCGCTGATGACGTGAACGCGACTCGCCAAGTGCATCTGCGTATGACGTACCAAGCTGATCCGGTGGCCCAACTTCAAGCCGCGTGACGCCATGAGCCACAACAACCCTATCCCAATCCGCCACCGCGACGAGTTCAAAGCGCACATGCTGCGATTCGACCGCCCCGGCGCATCCCCGGCCATGCGTGCGCTGGAGTTGCAAGACGCCGCCAGCGAGTTTTGCAACATGCACGACAAGCTGCGCTTTGCAGACGCGACAAAGGCAGTAGGCCAGTACCTGCGCATGGTCGATCCGCTGACCACGCAGAAAGACCTGCCGCGCATCCCGCAAGCAGCCTGAATAGACAAAGGCAAGTAATGAAAACCCAATGGATGACCATCACCCCGGATCAAGCGGCTGAAT